AAAATTAAATGGCAACTTCTAACAGAGTATTTGTATCACCTGGTGTATATACATCAGAAAAAGATTTAACATTTGTGGCTCAGAGTGTGGGTGTAACAACTTTAGGCTTGGTTGGTGAAACATTAAAAGGTCCAGCGTTTGAGCCTGTATTAATAAGTAATTTTGATGATTTCAGAACATATTTTGGTGGCACATCAGTATTAAAGGATGGAAATGGTAGTCCAAGATATGAATTACCATATGTGGCAAAATCTTATTTGCAAGAATCTAACCAATTATTTGTCACAAGAATACTTGGATTAACAGGGTATAAACCATATAGAACATATGGTTTATCAACATTAGGTGGTATGGTTGTAACAGGTACAACACCAACAACCACAAGTGGTACTATGGATCCAACATCTTTGGCTACAATCACTGGTAGTACATATTATACCGAATTGTCAGATAAACTTGCAATTGATGGTGATACTATTACAGATTACATTCTCGCTAATTTCTCTGGTTTCACTGGAACAACTGATGAAGATAAGTGGTTTGTTTTAGGTGATGTTCCAGAATCTGCTACAAGCGGTTTAACTGGAACAGAATTATCGTCTCCATTGACAGGTTTATTTAATGAAGAAAACACAAATGGTAAAGAATGGTATAATAAGTTATTCTCATCTGGATTAACAAGCGTATATGCATATCTTTTTGTATATAATAGCAGTTCAACATTTGATGTAACAAGATACTCATATGGTGCATATGTAAACCAAGATTATGAAGATTTGGTTGTTGCAGCATTAAGGTCAAGAGGACATTACGAAGGTCAAACATTAATAAGAGAGGTAACTGGCGCAACAAGCGTAAGTATTAGTGAAGTCGATAATTTAGATTCAAATGCACTTGGTGAATTCGTAATAAATGTTACTGGATATACTACTGGTGCAAAAACATTTAATTGTTCTTTAGATCCAGGTTCTACCAAATTTATCAGTAAAGTATTAGGTACAGATGTATATGATAGAGAATATGCAGACTTCCCGCTTTATGTTCATGAAATATATAGCAATTTGGTTAAAAATCTTTATGATCAAGGTCATATTAGAGGTTTAAGTACAACATTAACAACGAATCTTGATGCTAACGAATTCGTAACAGAATGGAAGACAGCTCAATCACCATACGTTGTTTCTGAAGTAAGAGGTAACAAAGTTGTTGACTTGTTCCAAATTGTAACTATTTCTGATGGTAATGCATCAAATACTGAAGTAAAAGTTATGATTTTAAATATCGATTTGGATAAACTCCAATTTGATATGGTTGTTCGTGACTTCAATGATACGGATGAGAATATGGTTGTATTAGAAAGATACAATAGATGTTCTATGGACCCAAGTTTGCCAGGATATGTAGCAAAGAAAGTTGGTACTGCAAATGGTGATTATCCATTGGTATCAAAATACATTATGTTGAACATGGCTGATAATCACCCAACAGACGCAATTCCAAGTGGTTTTAGAGGTTATACAGTTAATAATACATTTGGTACTAAAACATTGGGCGGTATAGTCTATAAGTCAAATTATTTGAGTGCTGGGGATATTGTAAGATATGAGTCTGATGGTACACCAGTAATTTCTAATGGTGATAAAGTGAAAAAGGTTTCGCTTGGATTATCAACTCAATTGGGGTATGCATATGACAAAGATTTGTTTACTTACAAAGGCAATGCAGCAGTAACTGGTAAAACTGAAGGTTTCCATTTATCTGCTAACGCATCAGGCTTCACTGGAGATACCCCAACAGGTTATTTATTTGAAACAACTCCTTATGATTTAGAAGGTACAAGTAAAGGTTTGTTGTCTAATATCAATTATAGAAAATTCACATTAGCATGTGCTGGTGGATTTGATGGTTGGGACATTTATAGAAATGTTAAAACATTTGATGACGCATATATATTTGGTAAGAACACATATATCGCTAACCATTCTTCTTCTACAGCAACAAGTGGTGTGTTTAGTTCTACCGTTGGTAACTCAGATTATTATGCATACTTAACAGGTATTCAAACATTTGCTAACCCTGAAGCTGTTGATATCAACGTATTTGCAACTCCAGGTATTAACTTCTACGACCATACATCTTTAACAGAACAAGCAATTGATATGGTTGAAACAGATAGAGCAGATTCGTTATACATAATTGCATCAAGAAATTCCGAAACAACTGAAGAAGTAATTGCTGATTTGGAAGCGGCTGATTTGGATTCTAACTATTCAGCAACATATTGGCCATGGATTCAAATTAAAGATGCTGATAGTGCAACTAACTTATATGTACCACCAACTTGTGAAGTTGTAAGGAATATAGCATTGACAGACAACGTTGCACAACCTTGGTTTGCTGTTGCTGGTTACCAAAGAGGTTTGGTAAATTCTGTAAAAGCATACAAAAAGTTAACTCTTGACCAAAGAGATGATTTGTATCAAGCAAGAATCAATCCAATTGCAACATTCTCTGATACTGGTACCATTATTTGGGGAAACAAAACTCTTCAAGTAAGAGAGTCCGCATTGGATAGAATGAATGTTAGAAGGTTGTTATTGAGGGCAAGAAAACTTATTTCTGCTGTTGCTGTAAGATTGTTATTTGAACAAAATGACGAACAAGTAAGAAATGAATTCTTGAGATTGGTTAATCCAATTCTTGATGCTATCAAGAAAGAAAGAGGTTTAACAGATTTCCGTGTAACTGTTTCTAACGATCCTGAGGATATTGATGCTAACACATTGAGAGGTAAAATTTATATCAAACCTACAAGAGCGTTAGAATTTATTGATGTAGAATTCGTTATTACACCTACAGGTGCATCATTTGAAAATATATAATTAATAGTTTTATCTAAAATTTAAAAAAACCCATGTTTTCATGGGTTTTTTTTATTTTATTTACATATTTATATGTAGATTTGTTCTTATTACAAACAAAATTATTTTACCATGAACATTACATTAAAATGTGAAAACTGCAATAATGAGTTTATCGCTAAGTTTAAACACCGAGATAAGAAGTTTTGTAACAGAAATTGTTATTTCGAATATGCTAATAAACACAAAACATTGGGAAGACCAATAGATAATGATGTTAGAGAAATTAGAAAATGTCTACAATGTGGTAGTGAATTCACAGAAAGAAAAAAATACGATAGGAAAATATGTTCTGATGAGTGTAGAACAATTTGGAATAACAATCCAATTAATATTGAAAATAGAATTATTAAAAGTAAGGAATCATTAAAAGAAAAGTATGGTATTGATACTTTATTTAAAAGTATTGAGTTTCAAAAAAATTTGAAAAAATCATTTTTAGAAAAGTATGGTGTAAAACATCCAATGGCTAAACAAGAATTTGTTGAAAAACTAAAAAATACAATAAAACGTAATCATTTACCAAAATTAATTGAATCATTAAAAACACATAATATTCAACTATTGGATGAATACATTAATAACAAAGATGGTAATACTTCAAGACCATATAATTTTAAATGTAATAGATGTGATTACGTTTTTACCAGTACATTATTGGGTTCTGGTAAAATTCCAATATGTAGAAAATGTTTTCCAATTACAAAAAATTCAAATTTAGAAACAATCGTTAAAGATTTTTTGAATGAAAATGGTATATACCATATCAATGGTGATAGAAAAATATTAAACGGAAAAGAACTTGATATACTAATACCAAATAACAATATTGCAATTGAGATTAATGGACATTATTACCATTCAGAAATACATGGTTCAAAAGATAAAAAATACCATATTGGAAAAACCATATGTGCAAATGAAAATGAAATTAAACTTATTCATATAATGGAGGATGAAATAATTTTAAAAGAAGAGATTGTAAAATCTAGATTAAGAAATGTTCTTGGTTTGAGTAACAATAAAATATATGCCAGAAAGTGTGATATAAGAATAGTAGGAAAAAAAGAATCTGAAAACTTTCTTAATAAGAATCATATTCAAGGTAATTCGATAGATAAGATAAGGATTGGGTTATATCATAATGAAGAATTGGTATCGTTAATGACTTTTGGACATAAAAGAAAAGTATTAGGAAATAATAAAGCAAATAGTACTGAATTTGAACTAACAAGATTTTGTAATAAAATAAACACCAATGTTATTGGTTCATTTTCAAAATTATTAAAATATTTTATAAAAACACATAATCCAAAATCAATAATCACATATGCAGATATAAGATGGTCTGGGATAAATCCAAAAGAAACTGTTTATTATAAAAACGGATTTGAATATTTAGGTAATACCCCACCAAATTATTGGTATGTCAATATTGGTAAATTTATTGAGAGGCATCACAGATTTTCTTTTAGAAAAAACATATTGGTTAAAGAAGGTTTTGATAAAAATAAAACTGAATGGGAAATCATGCAAGAAAAATCTTTTGATAGAATTTGGGATTGTGGTTCTATGAAATTCGAAATGTCATTTGAAAACATTTAATGTTCGAATATTTACAAAAAAAGGGGAGAATTTACTTCTCCTTTTTTTATGTTCCACATGGAACAATAATTTTATAAAAATTTTTAAATTTCGTATACTAGTATTATAC